ACTCGTCAAGTAGTGGACTATCGTGATGGGTCTGAACATGGCGTTGGTATTCCGGTAACATCACAGATTCTTGTAGGCTCTCAGATGGTGCCGTACATTTATGAAGATTTTTGTTCCAACCAATTGGTTGTTGATGCCTTTATGAAAATTCACGATATGACCACGGAAGAAAAAGTGGTCATGAAGGATAAAATATTAGCCTATGTTGAACATGAGTTTAACTATGGAAAGATTATACAACAATGGGATCAAACCCTAGAAGCTTCTATTAAGAATTTCAAAAAAACGAAGTCTTGGACTTTTGAAGAGATTGTCAATAACAACAAAACGGCCACACCAAAGCAAAATACGGAAGAAGTCTTCAAACAAAATAATATTGTCTTGGATCCTGAGGTGTCGAAGCTTCCAGTAGACATAACAGAATATTTGATGAAAAATATCAAGGTAACAAGGATGAACGCACAATGAAGAGTGTATTATTAAGAGCGCCTTTACTTAGTCAATCTGGCTATGGGACGCATGCCAGACAGGTTGCTAGATGGCTCTTTGAAAAAGCAGACAAAAACAACAACCTTGACGTAACAACAGAACTTCTTAACTGGGGTGGTACACCTTGGCATGTAGACGTTTATGCTCAAAATGATTTAATAGGAAGGTGTTTTCAGGCTAGTTCTAATGTTAAGGAACTATATGATGTTACCATTCAATTACAACTTCCAAATGAATGGTGTCCAGAACTTGGAAAATACAATATAGGTATGACGGCTGGTGTTGAGGCCGATAGATGTAATCCTGCCTGGATCGAGCCTATAAACAAGATGAATCTTGTCTTAGTGCCATCGAAGTTTACCAAGGAGGTTTTGGAGAGTTCTGGAAAGATTACAACTAAAATAGTGGTGGTTCCAGAGTCATTCCCAGATGAAGTTCTGGATATTAATAATATTGAACCTTTGGATTTTAAGACAGAAACAAAGTTTAATTTTCTTGTGTTTGGTCAAATTACAGGGGGAGACGCAGCAACTGATAGAAAAAACCTTCCATTTACATTAAAATGGCTTTGTGAAGTGTTTCAAAATAATCCAGATGTAGGGATTATTCTCAAAACCAACATGGGGAGATATACTCCGGCAGACAAGTTTCTTTGCACGCAATCTATGACTCAATTAATGCAGGGTCTTAACAAACAGGCGTTTCCAAAGTTCTATCTCCTTCATGGAGACATGTCTGAGAAGGAGGTTGTGGGGCTCTACAAGCACCCTACGGTCAAGGCCCTGGTAACCTTGACTCACGGCGAAGGATTCGGTTTACCGATCCTTGAGGCAGCTTCCTGTGATCTTCCAGTGATAGCCTCAGGGTGGTCTGCTCATACAGAATTTCTGAATCTTGGAAAATACATCAAAGTTGATACATCCACCGGGGAGATCCCTCCAGGTAGGGTTGATAATCAGATTTGGATGGCTGGTTCTAAATGGGGTATGCCAGACGAAGCCGACTTCAAAAAAAGGGTTTTAAGATTTTACGAAGAGTCTTTTGTTCCAAAGACTTGGGCTAAGGAACTTGGGAAAAAAATAAGAACTTCCTATAGTTTTCCTGCCATTTCAAAAGTTTATTCCGAAGTCCTAGAACACATTATATAAAATGACTATTTTTGCACTAATTAGTTTGATCATATTTTTATCTATCTGTCTGATTCTCAGTTTGATAGGTTTGGGCGTTGCCTGTTATTATTTGATTAAATTTGCAAGAATAATATTTTCAATAGAAGATCATCTTCAGGATGTTCTTAAAACTCTTTCCGAGGTAGATGTTTCTTTAAATGGGCTTTTAACAATGAAGCTCTTTTTTGACTCAAAAGAAGTAAAATACACGGTAGATGAAGCTCTTTCTAGCGTTAAATTAAGCAAGATTGCTATGGTTCAACTTATAAATGACTTTACTCGATTTAGTAAAGAAAAATACATAACAGTGAGGTCAAATGACGAAGAAGACGAAGAAGACGAAGACAAAGAATAAGGGTTCAAAAACCCCAACCTTAGCCAAACCAACCAAAAAGAAAGCCTCTAAAGTAAAGCTTGGTAAGGCCAAGGTATATAAAAAGCCTGAAAAGAAGGTTAGTAAAAAAAAGACTGAGAAGAAGGTTAGTAAAAAAAAGACCGAGAAGAAGGTTAGTAAAAAGTCAAATAAGAAGACCCTTCCTATTAAAACACCAAAAAAAGTGTTAGAAAACAATTTAAAGAAATCACCGCCCATTAAGGAAATAATGTTACAACCTGTAGTTTCACAGCCAGTTAAAGCTCCAGGTCTTTTCATAGGGCCAAAGGAAAGAAAGAAGATAACCAGAAGAAAGCCTGGTACAAAAACTATAAACTATTTCGACCACAATACACAAAATGCCATTGTTGCCTATCAAAAGGATTCAAGTTATTCTGGAAAGAATAAAATCTATTTAGAGAAAATATATCCAGCCTTTGATCAATTGGTTGAAAATCTAATAAATGTTTATAGTTTTATGGTTATGTATGAGTCTAGAATAGACCTTAAAAATGAGTGTTTAGAGTTCTTATATGGAGCACTTCCGAAATTTAATGTAGAAAAAGGTTCTAAGGCTTTTTCTTATTTTAACGTTGTTGCCAAGAACTGGCTTACAATTAAATCAAAACAAAATTCGAAAAGATCCCAAACCTATATTTCTATTGACAATCAGGATGCCATAGCACCAAGAGACTTAGACATCATTGAATCTTATAAGATCGCCCTAGATGGCGAAGAGATTATGGCCGGGTTAGAGTTTCGAGATAGCATTTCAGCCATTGTTAAAGAGATTGGTGGTAAAGTTAAAACCGAGAATGAACAAAGTTGTGTAAAGGCAATTAAAATTCTCATAGATAATATTGAAGACATTGATTTGTTGAACAAAAGAGCTATTTTACTTTATTTAAGAGAGATTACAGGTCTTTCCTCAAAACAACTCAGTATTGTTCTAGCCTCATTGAAAAAGCACTATAAAGAACTAAAGAGACGTGATGAAATCTAAAAATAAACCCGAGATTGAGGATTCATCTCAAGATGAAAGTGGTGAAACAAACATTCCAGATCAAGAATTTTCTATTCCTAATTTATCTGATTTGCAAGAAAAAAATGGACTTCAACTAAATTCATTTAACGAACTTTTAGAAACTCTATCTTCTACAGAAGACAAGCAGAAATCCTTGTGGAGGCTTATTTTCGAGAATGCCAATACCGATAGACTAAATGCATATATTGTGTGGTTGGATTTATATTCCAAAGTTCACGGAGATTCTTCTGGTCATGCCATACATGGACAAAATCTATCAAGATATATGGAGCGTATGGCCAAGGCTAATGACCAATTCATTAAATTGGCAGAACTTGTTGGAAATGCCAAGAAGAAGGACAATTCAGAAATAACAGAAGATTCGATTTATGAACAGATGGAAAATGAATCTTCCCATTTAAAGCACTGAAATGCTACTTCTAACTATTTAAAAGAAACATGTCAAGGATTACAACTGCCGTCTCTAGAAGAATAGTAGGTGGCTCTACACAGGGCTCACAAACTGCTGATATTAGGTCTTCAAGAACTACTGGACAAACCCCAGTTTTACAAAGAGCGGTAGTAATTGAAGTTTTTGATAATCCATCCGCCCTTACAGAAGAACAAAAACAAGCTCTCGTTAACAGGGTTAGCAATCCTGATTTTATAGACATTTTGCCTGTAAATGCCATTTTAGCAAGAATAGTGTCAGATTCTCAGGATTCTGGGTCTTCTACGGGTATTATTCTTTTTCCGTTCTTTTCTTCCTGTATGATTCTCCCGGTTGTACCTGGAGAACATGTACAAGTCATGTTCCCAGATCAATCGCACTCAGGTAATACTCTTGGTTACTGGATGTGTAGAGTACAAGAACAGGGAACTGTTGAAGATGTAAATTATTCTGTTCATGACAGAAGGTTTCTTCAAAATTATAATCCACAAAACAGGTCTACTTCTGAACGTAGCCAAGAATCTTCCGAAGTTGCCCCAGGCTTTCCTAATGGAGCAGGTACGGAATCTACAAGAACGCTCAGAATTACTGGTTCTAATGCCCAAAACCCTTATGATGGCATTATAGCAGAGAGTGTTGCAATAAGAAATTTCACTTTTGAACCAGTTCCAAGATTAAACAAACGTCCAGGTGAATTTGTTCTTCAGGGGAAAAACAACTCAACGATAATTCTAGGAGAAGATCGAACAGGACCAGTTCTAAGAGCAACGGCCGATGCCATTGGAACGGCTGGTTCAATAGACATGGTTGCTGGTAGGGGTAGAAAGCTACCTGACCCCGTAAGTTCTGACCCGGAAGAGACAGCACCAAGACTAATTCAGAACTCCAGAAGTCAACGTGAGGTCAACAAGACCCCTTATATGAGTGAGGGTAGACAGAACAACCCAAGAGAGGGAGATCCAGATTTTACTAATGATGCTGCTCGAATATTAATAACCATGCAATCTGAAGCTGATAAAAATTTTGGAGTGACACAATTGTCTTTTCCAGAAGACGTTTTAGTCCCAGTTCAGCCAAAAGATGGTACTCCTGGAACCTTAGGAAAGTCCTATGTGGTAGCCAAGGCCGACAATATTCGTCTTATAGCTCGTAAGGACGACGATGTAGACGGCACCATTCTTATTATTAGAGAAGGAGCCTCTGACGACGAGATGGCCTATTTCTATATTGACGATGCTGGAGAAATGCAACTATATAGTCCGAAAATGTATTTTGGAAAGTCTACGGGAGAAACAGAACCATATATCAAATATACCAAATATAAGGATGCAATAAATAATCTTCAGTCTCAGATTGATGCCCTTAAGACTTTTTGTGATAGTTTAACCACAACACTTCAAACCGCCTTTGCTAGTGCTATGGCCATCCCATATTCTCCAATTGTTGGATTATCATCACAGATAAGTGGTTTAGTTTCTAATAAAACCTCTTTGGCGACTTCTTTTGGAACTAAACCAAACGACACAACAACAATTATTGATGATTCTAAATCATCGGTCATTTTCGGAGAGTAAATTATGCCACAAATAACAGCAAGAATTGATATAACTTCAAATTTAGCACTTTCTAATCCAAAAACGCCAGAAGAGTTGGCTACAACAATCAATTCTATCCTTACGGCCCCACAAAATCAGGATGATCCTGCTACGATTAGGTTAAATGTTGCTAAAAACCTAGCAAGTGTTATTGATGCCTATGTTCAGTATCAAATTGGGGCCAGACTGAAAATTATCCTAACTTCCCTGAACACAGGAGGAGGAACTCTAGAAAGACCAATTCCGATAGCAAAAGGACCAGACTTCGATTATTTTTCCAGAACCTCTTGAGTTTCATATTTATGAATCACTATGGCAAATTTAATATCCTTCAAGGATGTAGGTGTTAAGGGGTTCAGACAAGGAGAAATCCTTTCTGCCAGAAGAACAGCTCTTCCAATTGGTATAAAAACCCCTGTAGAATCAGATCCCTCAGAAGGGGGTATGTTTCTAATGCACACGGATATAAAGGCCCAAATTGCCGACAATCTTCGCAATCTTCTTCTAACAAATTGGGGCGAACGACTTGGAAACTATTTCTTTGGGGCTAATCTTATGCCATTAGTGGTAGATTATTCTCATAAGGAGAATTTTGATTCTGAGGCAATGATTAGAATAAATACGGCTATTTCTAAGTGGATGCCATTTATAACTCCAGTTGGTTATGAGTCATATGTAGATAATCTAAACAACACTTACACAGGAATAATAAAACTGACACTAATTTACGCTGTGTCATCTCTTGGAATCTCCAACGCGAAGATGGAAGTAACCCTTTTTGTAATCTAACAGGACCTATTAAATGACAACAGATACTAAAAATCAACTTATTCAACAAATTAAGACTAGAAAATACCTTAATAAGGATTTTGCTAGCTTTAAAAGAGATTTATTTGAATATGCAAGGGTCCACTTCCCAGATAAGATCAGAGATCTCAGTGAACCATCTCTTGCAGGTATGTTTTTGGAATTTGCAGCCTATGTTGGGGATGTACAGAGTTTTTACCTTGATCATCAATTCCATGAATTAGATCCAAATTTGGCTGTTGAACCAAGAAACATCGAAAGACATCTATCAAATGCTGGTGTGGAGGTTGTGGGTTCCTCACCTTCTGTGGTTTCTATTACAATATCCTTGGAGGTTCCTGCTGATACCAATGAAAACCCACCAATTCCGATGTTTGTAGCCCTCCCAGTTATTCATGCTGGAACAACCTTCCCCTCCAATGTAGGAACTTCCTTTGAGCTTACAGAGGATGTTGATTTTGCCGAGACAAGAGATTCTGCATATATTGCTAGTATAAAAATTTCCGCCAGAGATGCCAACAACAACCCAACCGCCTTTATTATGTCCAGAAAGGCGATAGCCATATCTGGAAAGAGACAAGTTGAGTCTTTCTCAGTTGGTTCTTTCGAGGCGTTTAAGAAATTTAGTCTTTCAAAGGAAAATGTAACAGAGATTGTCTCGGTGTCTGATTCTCAAGGTAATACATATTATCAGGTTGAATATCTTACCCAAGATACAGTTTATCAAGCCCTTATTAATCGTAATGATGATGGAGAACTTGTAAAAGAAAATCTGGCCATAATCCCTGCTCCATATCGTTTTGTCAAAAAAACAGATTTACAGACAAGATTGACCTCTCTTATTTTTGGTGGTGGAGGTGCGGCAACGCTTGACGACGACATCATTCCAGATCCAAGTGAGTTTGCAGTTCCATTATATGGCAAAAGGAACTTTTCAAGATTTACATTAAATCCTGGAAATCTTCTACAAACAACCACCCTTGGTGTTATTACACCAAATTCAACAATTACCGTTGAATATAGGCATGGTGGTGGTTTAAAACACAATGTAAATTCAGGTGGTATTAGAGGTATTCAAACCCTCGTTGTTACCTTTCCTAATGGTCCTAGTAACTCTATTGCTTCTTTCGTTAGAAGAACAATTGATGCTATAAATGAGCAAGATGCTCAGGGTGGGGATGATGCTCCAACTTCCGATGACTTGAGAGCAAAGATTCCCGCTCTAAGAGCATCTCAAAGCAGGATAGTGACAAAGGAAGATCTTTTGGCCCGCATTTATACTATGCCGTCAAACTTCGGAAGAGTCTTCAGAGCTTCCGTTAGGGCAAACACCAACAATCCTCTGGCTACACAACTATTCATCATATCCAGAAACAATCAAGGTCAACTAGCTGTTTCTCCTGATAGTTTAAAGAAAAACCTACAAACCTATTTGAATGGATTTAGGATGATTTCTGATGCTATTGACATTTTAGACGCTCAGGTTGTCAATTTTAAGGTGGAATTTTCCGTTGTTATTGATCCTTCTAAAAATAAAAAACTTGTATTACAAAACATAGTTTCTAGATTAAATAAATACTTTTCAATCAAATATTTCGAAATTGATCAACCAATCATTTTGTCAGATTTGCAAAATTTGATTTATAACAATCCTGGTGTTATCTCTGTTACAAGGGTTGTTGTTTTGAATCTATCTGGTCCGATAGGTGGAAGACAGTATAGTGATGTTCAATTTGATGTTGAGGCAAATACAACCAAGGGGATTATTATAGGTCCTCCAGGTTCTATTTTTGAAATGAGAAACAAACTATACGATGTGGAAGGCACCGCTATCTAAGAACCTGTTTATGATTTATTTGGAGATATTCGTTTGTAGGTTAAAATAAGTGTCTATTTAGAAACACAGAGAAAAATATGTTTAGAATATTAACGGCTAGTAAAGATACATATATAACCAATAAAATCATTGCTGGTGTTAGATCCACTGACTCAAATGTAGGCCAGGCTGCCAGTCTTGATTTATTTAAACTATATGATGAGACATATCTGAGTGGAACGTCAAATCCGACGGAGATTTCCAGGGCTCTTATTAAATTCGACTATAATCCACTATTAAGCATAACTAATTCTCTTCTTAGTCCATCTGGTTCCAATTTTAGTGCTCACCTACAATTAAAAAACATATTTGGAGGTCAAACTGTTCCTTCTAATTTTATTCTACAGGTAAATCCTTTGGCGAAGGACTGGGATGAAGGAACAGGGTTTGATATAAATTACTTTAAAGACCTGGATTCTTGTAACTGGGTAACAGCTTCTGCAAATCCAACGGTTGTAACTTGGTCTCTTTCTGGAGCTGCCTTTTCTGGGTCTCTGGGCGCTACTTGTGACTACTATACTTCCGGCAACATAGGAATAGGTTCTCAGAGTCTCACTGTCACACAGAGCTTTATAACGGGACACGAAGACCTTTTGCTAGACATTACACATTTTGTGTCTGCCTCTATTTGGGGAAATTTACCAAACAATGGATTTAGATTAAGCTTTCTAGATTCACAAGAAACAGATCAAACTACAAGATTTGTAAAAAGGTTTGGTGGCAAGAATGTAAATAACCCCAATTTACGTCCTCATATTTTTATAAAATATGATGGAAATGTTGTGTCAGATGATTCAACTAAGGCTTTTTTCGAAGAAACAAACAAATTGTTTTTTTACAATTATCCAAGAGGAGTATATCAAAATCTAGTTTCTGGTTCTACTATTGTTTCTGGTGCGAATTCTGTAATATTACAGCTTGTTGCTTCCAGAAGTGTAGTCATCTCCACCTCTTCATGGTCTCAAACACATTCTCAGTCAATAACCTATAATACTAGAAGTATGACCTACTTCTCTGCTTCTTTTTCTGGGAGTCAACTAGTTTTTGGAACCTTAAAACAAACTGGCTCATATTATTCCAGTGTTGTTTTATCTCCTTTTGCAACCGCCAGTTTAAATACCTTTTTAGATACCAAGAACGAACAAGCCTTTTTAATGCTTTGGAAATCTCCAGATAATACACATTTGTTTTCATCTGGAGGATATGTCACTTTTAAGAAATATCAGGGAGATGGTATTTCTTTTGATCAAAGAAATTATGTAATTAACATTACAAATCTTGAACAATTCTATACAAAAAAAGAGAACACAAGACTTAGGGTATTTATTCAAGATTGGGATTTTAACTTCTCAACACAAAGATTGCCATCCCAAGCCATTTCTCGGATATTTAAAAACATGTATTGGAGATTAATTGATCCTTACACCAAGGATATTGTGGTGCCATTTGATACTGTTGGAACCAAATTGTCTTCTGATAACCATGGAATGTTTTTTGATTTTTGGTTTGAGGATTTAGATGCTAGTCGAGTTTACGAATTTGAGTTTAAAATAGAAGAAAATGGAAGAACAGATTCGTTCTTTGAACAGGGACTTAGATTTAAAGTGG